CATCTCCTTATTAATATTCTATTCTTAATATTAACTTAATATTAAGAATAGAATATTAATAAGTATAACAATATATTAAGGTGATTGTCACCTTTGTTTACTCATTAGTATCTCCATGATACGAAATACCAAAATTTTTATAGAGCAGACACCTACCAAAGCCTTTCGTCTGCTCTATAACTTTTTATTTGGCTTACATATTAGTAAGCTTATTTTTTTATTTGTTACTCATTTGCATATAAAGAGAGAGAAGGAATTATTCCTTCTCTCTCTTTATAATTCTTTTCGTAATGTAGATGGTAACATCATACCTGATGTTACTAAATCAGAATCCAGTCCCATTCCTAATAAGAATACATTTACTGTATTTAATGTCGTTTTATTATTTACATCACTATCCATATCATTTAAGGATACATAACCATTTAACGCAATGTCTTGTAACATTTCTTGTTTCATCTGCATATCATCTGATCTAGGACCATTTAATTCTTTTAAAGTATTTTCCAGACCCATACTAACAAGCATAGAGTTTTCAAGATCAGACTCTCGTCCATTTTTATCTCCACCAGTTACCTGCGATGTTAATGCTGAACGTCTATCAATGTTTGTTGATAAACCATTCTTCTTACTAACAGTCTGCTGAGTACGTTTAATATTAAGGTATCCAACTGGTACTGGTTCTTTTGTGACAATAACTTTTTCTTTATCCATTGTAAGATGAGGCATATATACATTTTCAAACAATGGAACACCTAAAACTTTTGCAGCTCGTTCAATATCCTCTAACTTAATACTGTACTCATAGTCACAAATATTAAGAATAAGATATGCATTTTCATCTGCAAAAAATGCTTTGAAATAATTATCAAATTGCTGGTTGCTCATGGGTTCAAATATTTCACGATAGTGTTTTGTATTCGTTCCCGTTTTATCAAACGCATCAAAGAATTTATAAATTAAATCTTCCATCTTTTTTCTTTTTGCATCGTTTATCATAACAAAACATCCCCCGATTCTAATTTGTATCGTATTTCTGGGTTTTTCTTAAATGTCATAATCATTCGTGTTTTTGGTTCATCTACCGTATTAATAGAAATACCATAGATATTATTTGGAATTCTTTTATTCTTAAATAATAAGAATATCATATTATTGTTATTCATTCGAACCACTCGTTTATTATTATCAATTGAATTAGTATTGACAACGGTAAGATCGGGTTGGTATTCATAACGAATGAAAGAAATATCATTTTCGCTAATAGAGAAATTGATATCTTCTGGTTTCATATCTTTTGCATAAAAAGATATGAATTCTGGAGTTAATTTCTTTATTTCACATAAGAAATTCTTTTCACCATATTCACTATTAAATAAGTTAGAACCAAATATCGAAGTATTATTTCTATAATTCTTAGAAATAATACTCTTGGAATAATTTTCACTGTTCCAATGCATATCTGGTAAAGAAGTATTATCAATTTCACCAAGAGCATCAATAAAATCAATTAAATCCACACTTGGATCTTTTACCATTTTTACATATTTATCAAATACATTTCTTGCAAATGGATCTTTTTGTTGAATCAGATAAAAGAATGGTTTAGCATCCGATAAAGATAAATTAAACGCATTGTAAAATAAACTGAGTAAAATACAATAATTTTCAACCCGTTTCTCATTATCCAATGATGCTATATAACATTCATGAATCATTTTTAACCATTCTGAATTGGATTTAAAATTCCAGAATGCCATGTGATTGTTTTTCATTTGCACTTTCGTTGCTAAATCATACGCATTAATTTTATATTGTAAAATTTCAAATAAAATAAACTCAATATCATCTATACTAAGTTCACATTCTCTACTATCCCAACTAACGATGGAATTAATAGTAAGTAAAATGTCATGAATACATTCTACGTCATCAGCCGGCTTATCTAAAATCATAAATAATACTTTTTGAATATTTTTATCTTTGATTTTGTAGATACGGTTTTTTAGTAACATCGCACCATCGGTATAATCGATTGTACTTTCATACCAATCGTGCAGATTTGAACGAATGAATGTTTTTAGGGGTAAACTATAGTTTCCTATATTCTCTATTAAACTACGTTTATCCTCTTCGGTATATACATAGTATTTCATTTTCTAACTCCTTATTTTAACATTACAATCTTATCTTTTACGCCATCTATCATATTATTTTTTGCTTTTTCCAAATAACGAAACATGATAGAATTATTTTTATTTACTACTTTTAAATAGTTAAAGGTGGAACGATTGGAAGACATGACTTCGTCTTTTAATCGTTCTTTTACTTTATCGACTGCTTGAATTTTATGATGGTTATTTGGATTATCTCCACCATCTTTAATTTCAATTTCTAAATTCAAACTTCCGATATAGAAATCTGGGATATAGAAATGCTTCTCGTTATTATACATATAATAATATGTATGAGGCGATGGAGCAAATACATCCTCTGGGTCAAAATGCATAATATGGTCAATAAACTCTAAAAAGCTTTTTTCATAAGACCCTGTATAATCACTTTCATGTACATGGTCTGACCATAAATATTTTCCACTAATTTTTCTATGACTAAGCATTAATTTTTGTTGCTCGGGGTCATCTAATAAATTTACCTTTCCATATTTTCCTATCATCCTTTTACGGAATACTTCTACATATTTTTCCTTACATTTTGGATCTCCGCAGAAACGATGATATTTATGTGTTGTCTCATTCCATTTGGTTGGTTTCTTACACATAATACATTTTCCTTCGGTTTTTCCTGTCCGTAAATAATAAGAAAACTGCCAAGGTGTCATATTTTCTGGAATCGATGCAGAGTGCTCTTTTTCCAAATGAGCAACAAAATCATCGGGAGTATAAAAATAAGAATCACAATATTGACAATTGATTCTTCGTTTTCTTTTCGCCATTGTATTCACCTCTCATTTTCTTCTGGGTTCTTATGGTACTGTTTTTTCTACATTTTTATAACGCTTGAATAAGAAATCAATAAAAATACATTGAGTTAAAATAGAGAAATGGGGGTGAATATCATAGCTTCCGTAGATCCAGTATATGGAGTAAACAACTTTAATCAGACAAAAGTATTGTCTGAATCTGAAACATTGATTAATAATATCTTAATGATATTATTTGGGAAACCCGGTTTTTACCCTTCAATTCCATCCTTAGGTATGGATATTGAAGGATATCTTTATATGTTTGAAGATGAGATCGACCCGGTACAAATTAAAGCCCAGTTAGCCAGTCAATGTAGAGAATTTTTACCAAATATAAAAGATGGCAGCATGGATGTCTATACCACAACGTACAAAGAGCATGTGATGTTAATTTTCGAATTACCAATCTTAATTGATAGTGTAGAAACGGTTTTATCATTAGGTGTTACGGTAAACGAAAAAGGAGAAATGGTATATACATTTGTAGCGAATGATGAAGTGCAAACCATTTAAGGAGGAAATAAAAATGAATAATGACGAAAAAGCAATGAGCTTTTATGAAGAAGGAAAAGATGAAACAAGACCGGTATTACCTATCGGTGAAGACGACCCTTCACCTACAATCAAAAGAGACGATAATATCGATCTCAATGCATTAATTAAAAATGCAAAAGAGAAATCAGAATCTTCTGCACCAACAGTGCAAAGACCATTATCACCACTGGAACAGATGCAGAAAGATAAAGAAAAAAACACCGGCATGATTGTAAGTAATGAGGAATTAGAAAAAGGGAAAGAAAGAACCGAAATGAAAAATCCAATTTACAATGAACGCCGCATGGCAGATATTGAAAATTATATGAAGGATTTGGATTCCACTTATGAAAAGAGAAAACATGTCGTTGTAACAAAATTCCCTCAGATGGACACACCAGAGCATATGGAAATGCTTGAGGAAATTGAATCTCTAACAAAAAATGAAAACGGAGAGTATTATTTTAATCTCCGAGATTCTGGAGGTCATTTAATCGAACCAAAATATGTAAGACTTCGTACAAAAGATGATCCGGTATTTGAAGAAGGTATGACCGATTATGCTCCAAGAGACCGCCAATTAAATGCGGATATCAGTGAAGAAGTGGTGGAACCAGATGAAGAGAATGACGATGAAAATAAACCACTGGATGAGGAAACCAAGAAAGTTGTAGAAATCTTGATTGATAAAACTGGTCTTGGAATCAACTACGATTTCAGTGAGGAAGAAAAATCAAAGATTTACGAATCTCAGGAGATTCGTTTGACAGAAGTTGAATTCTTAGATATTGAATCTATTATGACAGCTTCTACCCCAACGCGTTCCTTTAAGGAAGACTTACAGGAATTCGAATTAACAAACAGCAAAACAACTGTTTGTTTCCCTTGTTCTGGTTATCGTGCCCAGATGAAAGGCATGACATATGGAGAACTTGGTGATGTATCTTTAATGATGGACAGTGTTACATTCGATCAATATTACAAACGTATGACTGTAATGTACAACAAGATGACAAACATCTCTACCGGTCCTTTTAAAGATTTTGAGGACTTCTTAAAGAAGACAGCATACAATGATATTCCTATGGGATTATATGGTATGTACGTAGCAACTCAGCCAGAAATTCAGCAGATTCGTTTACAGTGTGGAAACAAAGAATGTCAGAAGAATTTCGACTGGAAATTTAATACCAGAAGTGTATTACGTCTGGAAAAATGTACAAAGAAGTTCTTAGATAATATGAAACGTATTGCAACAGCACCAGCTTGTGATTACAAAGAAATTCAGAAAGCTGCGCCAGTAAATAATTCTAAGTTTATCAAACTTCCAGATAGTAAGTTTGTCGTTGAAATTGGAATTATTTCCGCTTATGAATTCTTATACAACTTCATTCCTGTTCTGGATGAAAATACATTCCGTGAGCAGTTTGGAGAAAGCGAAACTTATCTTAACAATGTTATTTTATTAACATCCATTCGTTCGATTAGCGTACCGAAGAAAGATGGTTCTTATGTAACATTTAAAACATACAAAGATATCTTAGATACCTTATATGAAATCCATCCAGATGAAATTAAAATCGTTTCATCTGTTGCGGCTGCGATTACCGCAGAATATCAGGTAACCTTTGCATTTGATAATGTGCTTTGTCCTCATTGTGGAACACGTACAGAATCTGTGGAGGTATCCATGGATGATCTGGTTTTTCGGACATATCAACAGTCGATGAGTACGCAAATCAATGTAAAGAACATGCAGCTTTCCTAGACACTACGTTGGCTTTATTTAAGGGAGAGTTATCTTTGACAGATATTTTATCTCTCCCTTTTCGTAGGCTACTAGAATTACGTACGGCAAGAATTGACCGGTTGATAGAAGAAAGAAAATCGGAAGAAGAGAAAATGAGAGATCAAAGACAACAACAAATTAGGAATCGGATATTGGAAAAATAATAAAATAACATAATTTCTTTCTTTATTTCAAGAAAGGAACATAGAAAAGATGAGAAAATCACAAGTGGATTATGTGAAATTACTTTGCAAAAATAACTATAAAATCCTAGAGGAAATTTTTGCAAATAAATTTAGAAAATTTATTTCTTTATATTGGTTGCTAGAAAAATATGATGAGAAAATCAAAGATCTTCAATACAATGAAAGTGAAGAAGATGTGTTACTCATCAATATTAAAGTAACCAAAAAGTCTTTAGGAGATATCCTAGAAGACTTAGAAAAACGAGCAGTCGATGATAATATTAGTTATTATCAAGACAATAAAGATATTTGTATCCGTATTGTTCGGCATGAGGACTAAGAAAAAACATTGATATAAGAATATACAATGAAAGGATGAGACTTATGCCGAAAGAATTGACAGACGATATGGGTTTTGTCTATATCTCTGAACAAAGTATTGCTGATGATAGAAAAATGTTAACAAATATTGACACATATAATAAAAACGGTATTTTTTATATTACCTTTGATACCAACTTACAATCCTTTGGAGATATCAATCGTAATAAACGAAGTTATAATATCGACAATGTATGGTCATGTATACAGCAAGAAAAAATTCAATGCTTATTGCGTGATGGATGTTGGTTTGGTGAATTTAATCATCCAACACCAGAATTCCAAGGACAAAAATTATCTCCAGAACGTATCCAAGATGTACCTCCAGATTATCGTACATTTAAAATCATGAGACCAAGAAAAGCAGGAGATTTGTTACAAGCAACCATTCAATCTGCTCAAACAGATAGAGGAATTGGTTTCGCAAAAGAGATTTTAACTGGATGGACACCATCCTTTAGTGCAAGAGCTATTGCAAGCCTGAAGTTAATTAATGGCAAACCAACCGTAATTGTACGACGTTTAATTACTTATGATGCAGTATGGTATCCTTCTCATGAAAGAGCACATGCAATTTCAAAAGCAACTGCACATGTAAAAGGAATTAAAGCCGTAGTAGAGTCTGCTGGAGATATTATTAAAAAAGGTATGGAAACTGTATTAATCCCTTTAAAAGAACTCTTAGAAGATGTGGGTAAAACCGATGTAAGTACACAAATGATTATGGAATCATTTGATTTACCAATGGAGTCCTTAGTAGGTATTAGCGATGACCATAATCACGCAATTATTAAAGATGAATACAATACTATCTATGCAAATATCAGCCCAAAAACAAAAAAAAGAGTCGATGACTTTTTTAATTCATTTAACTAACTATATAAATACCATAGGAATAAATTACATTCCTATGGTATTCTTTTTATCGTAATTCTTCAATTCTTCGTTTTAAAGAATCAATTTTATCTTTATATTCTCGATTATACAAATCTTGTATAATAAGTTGTGAATCAAGGTAAGGGATATTTGCAACAATATGTACAGATATTAATGCTTTAGCTTTTGTATCGTAGTCTTCTTGTAACATTCGAACCTTATCCTGTAAGCATCTGATTTTGAATTTCTTTTTCTTCATAATCATTTACCTCCTTATGATTCTACAAAAATAATGTATAATAAAGAATGAAGAAAATTCACTTTTATTTAGTTATATATTATTTTACTGGAAAGAAATATAAACTATGTCAATATTTTTAAGGAGGTAATACTATGGAAAAAGTATTTGAAACAAAATCTTCAAAAAGTAATCAAGTAAATGACGTTGTTGGAGATGATCCTGTTTTAAAAGCGGGAGTAGATAGCTTAAATAGAAGCGAAGCAAAAACAGCAAGACGAAAAATCATTGATCCTGATGAAAAGAAAGGAGAAAAATCACATAGAAAAGAAAAAATGAAAACATATGATTTGGAGACTGTATCTAAATTCATCGAAGATACTGTATATAATTTGAATGGTGTTACTAAAGATGATGATATTTTTAAAGAATCTTCATTATCTTTAGATGAGGAATCTTTATATTTTGATATTCATACTGATATCTTTAGAAAAAGATTCTTAACATTCTTCTTGATGAACATCTATGATGATTTAGAAATCATTGTAGATACAATGTACATGGAGGTGTATCACAAAAAACCAGAAACCCCAAAGGAAAAAGAAAGCAAGAATTATAAACTTATTGAAAAAATGGTTTGTAAGGAAATCTATTCCAATGTGGAAAAATTGGAAAAAGATATGCTTTCTGGAAATGCAAACATCTATAAATGGTTGATTAAATTAACATCTATGGATTTTTGCTATCCATTTAAAAAGGAGAAAAATAGCTTTGAAGATAAGTATATTACAAATCTCGAAAAATGTATTCCGCATATGAGAGAAATTTGTAAAACGGATATCTTCAATAAAAGAGAAAAATACGACGACTATATCGTATTTCATCTTCTAAGGACAGCATTCTGTTATACCATAGAAAGTGTCAAGTACGATACAGTGATCCAACATAGCAATCTTAAAGATTGTAAATTGGATTGTAATTTTGACAAAGCTGTGATCATGTTGGGTCATGGAATTAAACGTCAAGTAGATAAAAATGAATACATGAAAGTAACCCCAATATTCAATGCATTTGTGGATGCACATCCACTTATTGCAACAACAATACCTTCATGTAACAAATTAGAACAATCAAATACAGCAATAAAATCAATATACCTTGTCAAATTCTTGTGTGCTGACAAAAATGTAGACAAGGTTATTGACGAGATTCTCAGATAGTGAAAAGGAAGATGGGCACAATCCCATCTTCCTTTTCTTTTTTTATCTGGTTTGGAGGTACCTAGAAAAAGTATTATTCTTATCTATATGTTATGTATTAAACTTAATATTAAGAATGAGAAATATAAGGAGGTTAATATGGCTGTATTTAATAAAGTATATAAAAAAGTAGCAAATAATGGAAATGACAGTGATTATCAATTAGTAGGCCAGGTTGGTGTAGACGGTGTACCATTAGATGTATATAAGTATGACAGTGAAAATAAAACTTATAAACCAGGATTGATTCCTACTGCAAGTGCGAATTTACTTTCATCATTAACTGGAAACAATGACAAATATAATCTTTTTTTAGGGGCGCAAGGTTGGGAATATCTATCATTAGTATCGAATGCTAGCTCTAAAAATTCGTTTCTTCTCTTGTTTAATGCTAAATGCGCTAATTTGAATACTAACAAAATAGGTAATTGGGAAAGTAATGAGGCATTTATAATGAGATCAGAGTTATCGGATGACAAATCGGATTTATTAAAAATCGTTTCTGAAACAGATAAAACAAAAATAGCAAATTTGCAAAATGGATATGGTATTCAGCAAAATGTGGGATGTAGAATTTTACATGCATTCGGTAACAGTGAAGTTTCATCTACCAAATATACTAGTATTGTAAATGTTCCCACGTTTACAACTACTAATTTGTTAAATGATGGTATTTATGGTTACAGCTTTATGCAAAAAGTTGATAATTATAAAGCCAAATTTTTAGTAGAAGGACTGTATATGGTAGAATTAAGGTATGTAGTTCGATCTGTAGAAATTGGAGGACGAATGGATATATGCCCTACAATCAATGATACCAGTCAAAGATATGCTGCTACATGGAGATCCAATGAAGTTTCTACATCCAGTTTTTATCAATTTCATACATTTTTCTTAGATGTTAATGAAGGGGATGTATTAGGTTTTAAAACTTTTACATATAATGATGAAGTTACAGGATATTGTACTATTGCAGATATCGTGATTACATGTATCGATTCTAAAAAATTTGTATCATTAACTAATGAAAATTTAGAGAATAGGGACTGGGTATAAAAATAAAACACAAGATATAAATATTTATATCTTGTGTTTTATTTTAAAGTGTATTTCTTGTTGTTGTAATTGGCGTTGTATTATTTACTAAAAAGTAGTTATTAGGTGTACTAAGTACAGTAAAATTAGCATCAACTAAAGATATCTTAGGTGTTCCAGATGTTGCTTTTGCATATAACTCTATAAGCGTACTATCACTTTTTGGAGGTATGTCAAAAATAAAAGTAAATATATTTGTATTATACCAATTTCCGCCACTTAAAAACGCACTTGCTTGATAAGCAGTTCTTGTACCATCAAGGAAAGGGACAATTTCGGCAGTATATGTTTTCGTACCACTATTGACGGATACTCTAAATGTACCTGCTAAAAGTACATTACTTAATTTATTACTATTGATTTTGATTCCTCCGCTTGTTCCACTGAATGTTAATGTTATACCATGCCCTGAAAAAATATCCAAAGAATTCTCATCTACATACAAAGCTTTACCATAAAAATTTGTATTTAAACGTATTCTGGTACTTTCCGTATTATTTAATGTAGAAACTTTACTGTGAGCACTTGTTGAAACAGTGACTGTATTATTATTTGGATCAGAATTATATCTACTCATGCTGTTTCCATATAATTTGCTATATTTATTGAATTCACTATCAATATATATACTATGATCACTATCCAATAAGCTATATCCACCTTTTAATTGTTCAATTTTATTATATTCTTCTTTTGTCATTAGTCGTTCTTTTGGTAAAAGTGGATCCCATTTTTCCGTATTTATAGAACCAACTGTTCCTATTCCTGCGATCAAATAATATCCATTATTTTCTCTATATGCAGATCCAGTAAAATGAAAATTTTGCCATTGTGCTAACGAATTAAAAAACATAGGATCTGTGGACTTAGGAGGTGCTGGAATCAATCCATTAGGATAATTTCCATCAATTTTATCAAAAACATTTAACTCTGTTGTTTCACTTCCCGCAGAGGCAATTTCATCATATACATCACTTGATGTTTTTTTATATATTTTTTTAAAAACAGACATTTGTTATTCCTCCTTTCTTATGTAGTTATTAATTGTAATTGGCTATCCCAATTGATTGCATAAATGCATAAATCTGAAAAAGCAAAAGAGACATAATTAGAATCACTTACAGTATCTACTGGAAATACACCAAATGTTAAATAATCACCTTCATTGAAATATTGAAAAAATGTGTGCGTATAGATTTGATTAGTATTAAGTAAAGTGGTAAGTTGGTCTCTATATCTTCCAACACTTTCTCCATTGATATATGGACATAAACTAACTCTTCTATGATTTGTATTATTGGCTCTCACCCAAAATCTACTATATACTGCATATAATCCAGGAATATCAAAAACTAATTTATTAATTTTTACATATCGGTTTGCATTATTCGTATAACTTGCCCATGCATCTGTGTAGTATTCAGCATGAACTGGTCGTACCATATTTCCAGAACTATTCAACATAGTTCTTCTATCAGAACGATTTGTGGTGCTATCATTTTCGATAATAGGGTAATACCATGGATTAGTTTGTGTAGAATCATTACCTTTTAAATCATATCTTGTAAGTGACGAAGTTTCTCCACCTGGAGAAACTTCGTCATTTTTAAAACAATAGTTCTCCCCATCTGCACTATTGTAAGCACCATCATATGGATTCCATGAATGATAAACCAGTTTTGCTCTATCATAGTTAATCTGATAACTATTGGCCAATTTATCTAATTCTTCTTTAGATTCTCTCGGCATTAAACCAAACGCATAACCAGATTCTACTGCTTTTTGAATAGAAGGAACAGTGATTTTATCTGACTTATCACTTAACATATATAACGACAATTCATCATTTGAAAACTCACTATTGATAAATTTCACATCTTTAAATTTATATGTGCCATCATTACATAATAAGTTCGGGTAACCATCTGAAGATGCTGGCATCAATCCTCCAACACCATCAGAAGTTGCTGTTGCCCCTTTCATTATATCTAAAGGAACCCCATCACTACCAATCATACTGACTAACTGGTAATCATTTGAATTCCCGTTATTTGCTATATTGTTATACTTATTAATATTCTATTCTTAATATTAAGTTAATATTAAGAATAGAATATTAATAAGGAGATGAATACATGAGTACATTTAATAAGATATATAAAAAAGTTGCCAATAATGGAAATAGTAATGACTATCAAGCCGTAGCTACAGTTGGAATAAATGGGGTGGATCTTGCGGTTATGACAGGTGCGAGTAGTTCTGCAGATGGTGAGATTGGGTTGGTACCGAAACCAACGAAAGGAAACCAAAATAAATATTTAAGAGCCGATGGTACATGGCAAACTCCACCAGATACTACTTATGATGTATTTAATCAAACGACTGCTGGTTTAGCACCAGCTGTTACAGCTCTTGATAATATGTATGGTACATATCTTCTAGCTTCTAATAAACATTGGATTGAACCTTCAATAAGTTTTGTATCTCAAACAAATGGTACATTAAATATTCTGGTAAATTATATAGATAGAGATGATAATAAAACAATAGAAACAAATACTATGACAAATGTGCCACTTGCAACTTCCAGTCATAATGGATTGATAAGTATGCAGTATATACCAATATTCGAAAAGCAAAGGTTTTATATTGCATACTGCGATTGCACTATCCCAGTAGGTTCCGTAGGTGCTGGAAAATCTAAATATTTTAACCAAAAACTGGAAAATAAAGTTTATCAATCTGATTATCCTCGTGAATATGCAGTATATGAATCTGTAGACAAAAGTATTTTTTATCTTCGATACGAACCAAGATTCATGGGTTGTTCCTACGGAAATATCTATGAATTCTCAAATGGATCAAATCCCACTCTAGTATTTGGTAGTGATAGTAAAGGGAAATATTGTTTAATAACATATTATATTGTAGGTAATGTCATGAATTTATCTGGAGAAGACCATACATTAACCGTCAAAGCTACTACTGATTTTTTTGTAATGAAATGCTAAAAGTAAGAAAAAAGAGTAAACTATTTCATAGTTTACTCTTTTTTCGTAATTAATACAATTCGATTACTGTTTTTACACATGTGATTAAAAACAATATAACCAATATTACTAATAGAACAATATGAATTGTATTAATGTCTTCTTCATCTTTAACATATTTAAGATAATTCCAATACAGACCTAAAATAACAAATATAATTATTGATCATGTTTGCCATTTCACATATGCTGCGCTAATCATATGACATTTGTACAAAATATTTGTATACATCGTTTTCTCCTTATAATAATTGTCTGGTTGCTAATGCCATTATCACTAAACCAACCATTAATAAAAAACTTAATATAAGAATAATTATAATATTCCAAATTGTCACATTCATTATATCTATATTATCAATATACTCACTTAATACAATCCATAATATGGTAATCACAATGATAAATCCAATAAATTGTGGTGTATACATTGATACGCAATTTAGCCAGTGTAACATATTTTCACCCCAGTACTTTCATTTGATAAAATACAACAGTCCAAGCCAAATCTACGATGAATAAAAACAATATAACCTGTTTATCATCATTGTGACAATATTTGACAAATTCCATAATCGTTTTAAAAACAAGGAATAAGATAAGCATACCATAATTCATAAATTTTTCTCCTTTATTTAAATATCAATACTAAAATGAAATTTATCACTATGATTCCACCAACCGTAAATAATGCACAGGAATTAATAAAATTTGCAGCTTTCCAAATGACACATTCTATTGATTCTGGGTCATTGATATCAATGCATTTGGAATCCATCCTTGTTTGTTCAATTGCACATACAATAAAGGATATTACCATAATTACTAATGCTACAGGAAAGACGATTCCCAATGTAATATTTTCAAAAAAATGTACTACTTTACAGATATCTCCAAACATAATTTTTATCTCCTTTTTAATTTACCATTTAAAAATGCATAGCATATATTATAAAACCTTTTTCCAGTAATATAACTAAACCATTGGACATTGTGGATTTTATAATCATACTCTTTATTCTTTTTAAATCTTTCAAATTGTTTTTCTTCGTTTTTGACGCGGTTTTTGTATTCTTTATTATAATCTGAAAATTTCCTTGCACGGATTCTTCTTATAAATTTTGGCGAATGAATATATACAGCAAGTATATCCAGATCTGGATTATTTCTTAATCCTTCTAATCCATTTGGGTCAATGACGTAAATATTTGCACCATCTAATTGATCATAGGTCGTAAAATATTCATATCCTTTTGCACCACTTTCCGGGTCTTCAATTTTGGTATATCCCAAAATCTTTTTTTCTTTCTTCATTTTCTCAGCTCTTTCTTCACTGATAAAGAAATGCTCTCTTCCATTTTCTTCATTTTCACGCTTTGGTCTAGTAGTATAGGAGACTACTTCATTTAATAAGATTTCATCTCCCATCTCCTTGGAAATTAATTCTGCGATTCCGACTGTATTGTCTTTACCGCTTTTCGTTTCCCCAAGAACGCAAATCAATTTCTTTCTCATGTTTATATTTTCTCCTTTCTTACTTATAAATAAAACAATTTAACTACTTGTATCTTTGAATATTCAATGTTAGTAATTTGAAAGATACATTTTATACATTATTTATGTGATACAATAGAAAAAATGCATTAAAGTAAAGGAGGAAAAAAATGATTTACATACCAATCGTGAACGTCGGAGGTAATGTCGACACTATTTCGCGTGAATTTTTCACGTCAGAGGAAGGGGTGAAACGGTTCATTAAGAACCAAGATAATGATTATAATGATTATGTATCATGTTATAAAGTGCATGTAAAACCTTTGTAGTATTTACATGCACTTTATAACAAAAAGACCAATGGGAATATGGAGATATCTCCATATTC